ATATAAAATTTATTAATTCTGGAGATATATTTACTGGATCTGTTGGCCAAATCATAGGAGGAGGTTCTGGAAATATAATACGTGGTATTACCTCGACGTTTCATCAAGCATCACTAAATCAAACAATTTTGCCAATTCGTGGTTATTATGAAGGTATTACACATATAAACAGTGCTAAAGTGGTTGATTCTGATGTAATAGACTGGAATATTGAAATTAGTGGTCCATATCGAAATTTTCAATTAAAACCTAGAACAGATTCTTGTACTCTGTGTACTCAAAGTATTAGTATATCAACCTTATCATTACCGCCCAATACTATTACTGCTATAACTCTAATCATTCCAATTGGAATCACCAATGGAATAGACACTACGTTTAATATTATTGATATCTATAGTATTGAGTCATTGCCAATATTATTTCCTCTTGGTATAGCTCCAAAATTAACAAATCAGTTAGATGTTATTAACGTTATTGTTGAGAATACTAATCATATAGCATATGCTACGGTATCTACACTAGATTCTCTGAAGTTGAGTACTGGAGATTACATACGACAGCCTACAAATGATGACTATTCGCAACCACCATACCTTCCATTCATAGACGATAGATCTTGTGTTCTTCCTACACCTTTCCTTACAAGTATTAATCCTAGTATAGGTTCTGTCTTGGGTGGAACTAATATTATAATAAATGGTCAAAACCTACAAGGATCTACTCTTACCATCGGGGGTATAACTCACTCTTGTGTAAACAATAGTGCTGGATTTACAACAGCCGCAACGACTCTTGCGGGCACATCAGGTTCTCAGTCTGTAATAGTATATACTACTGGAGGAACTGCAGGTGGCTTGACCTTTACTTATACTTCTATGACTCTAACCTCCGTAGTACCCAACCGAGGACCAACTGGTGGTAGTTAAATTACAGAATTTAATATATATTAGAAGGAAATAATATATGGCATTAGTTACTGTAGTTGGAACTGGTTTTACTGGGGCAACACAATGCTTCTTTGGTAGTATAGCGGTCAGTATCAGTCTAAATGCTGATGGAACATCATTTACCTGCACACCACCAGCAGGTGAGGGTACTGTATCAATAGGTATTACCTCTGCATACGGAGCAACTATAATTGGTACAGGGTCGAAAGGATACACCTATATGGGTATGCCAACTACTACTTCTCTCGGTCCTACTATGGGCCCAGTTGCAGGTGGTACCTCAGTAGTTATTACTGGAACTAATTTTTATGATAGATCTGGTACAACATTCCCAGGATCAACCCTACCTGTTGCATTTGGTATAACAGCATCGACGGGTGGAGTCATTACAAGTACCACATCAGTGACTGTGGCAACCCCTGTATTTATTACAGCAGCCGGTGGAGCAGTTACTGTTAACTTAAATACTCCTACAGGAACTGCTTCTAATCTTACTTATACCTATATTCCTCTACCAACACTAACTAATACCTCACCTACAGGTTCAAGTGGACCATTGGGTGGAGGAACTCAGTTGCGTATTATTGGAACAAACCTGTCAACCACTAGTAACGTTACTATGTCAGGTACAACAGGTGCAACATTAGAATCGATCAACACGTCAGGTGTTACTTTACTTTCTCCTCCTTCTACCACAGAGGGAGTTAAATCTATTGTAGTAATTACTGCCGGTGGAACAACATCAGGTGTTAGTTTTACTTATGTTGGATTGCCGGGTATTTCTGCTATTGATCCTGTAGCAGGAACAACATCTGGTGGCACAACAGTAACTATTAGTGGAAGTAAATTATCAAATCCACAATATGTATTATTTGGTATCACTCTGGCAACTAGTACTACATCAAATACTACAGGAGTTACCTTGATAGCCGTTAGTCCCGGGTCTTTATCAACAGGACTGGTCAATATTTCTGTTCGTACTGCTGGAGGAACAGGTACTTTATCAAATGCTTATGAGTATCTTGGAGCTATGACTATAACATCGATAACTCCTAATCGTGGTCCGACTGGCGGCGGATAATTCTACATATAATCTCATTCCAACGGTGAGTATATATATTATATGGCAGCACCAAAACCAGTTATAACAGAAGGCGACTTTGCCGTCCCGACACAGTTTCCAGATTCTCGTATTTCTGCATTGAAAGAAATTACTGGTGCCTGTATGACGTTTTCGTTTGATCCTGGTATTTCAGGATGTACTTGTATAGCTTCTAATGCATATTCTTGTAAAAATGGAACATTTTATGCTGGATTCACCTGTGGATCTATAATTTCCACTAAAGGCGCATGTTGTTTAACCGATAGAGAAAATAAAACACAAATACCTTGTCAGACCTCCACGTTTTGTGGGTGTTATGCAATAGCTAATTCGTTTAACTTTGATTTTTCATGGAACCCATTTACAAAAGATAAAACTTCATGTGAAGATTTTTCTTGTAACAATTCAATCAAGACTATAGGAGCTTGTTGTAATGGACAAGGAAAATGCAGAGAAACCACCGAAAAAGATTGTCAAAGTACTAATCATTTTTTTCAAGGTATCGGAACTATATGTCTAGAGGGTGATAGAAATATTTGTATTTCTGGTACAGGAGGATGTTGTGAACCTGGCATTACATGTATAAACGAAATATTAGGAACAGATTGTATAAATTCTGGTAAATTATATATTGGTGCATCCAAACTTTGTTATGAATTTAATATCGAGTCCATTCTGTTGCCCTGTTTTTCTTCCTTGCCTGGATATGTACTAAATGTAGGCGATATTGTAGAAAACAGTATGGTTGTGGGAGTATATAAACCATATGAAACAGTATGTGCAGGAAATCCTATTTTTGCCGGAAATAGTGACTTTGACTCTTTAGTGGACGGAGGTGAAACTTTTTGCGTACCATACTTATCTTCTTATGATTACAATGGTTATGGAAATGTCAATGAAACATCCACATGTGATGCTACAGATTCGTATATCATATTAATGTCTTTAACTCCCTTGTCTTATAATGATAATTATAATTTTACATGGAATAACGGAGGTATGGCTTACGGTCCTCTTATTAGTCCGAGTGGTAAAATAATAGAAACAGAAACACAACAAATTAATCTAAAAAAAGAAGGATATATATACAACACACAATTATCTGATGTTGTAAATAGAAATATTATTTCTTATAATTCCACATCAGGATGTTCTGAAAAAAGAGAAGAACAAGATACACCCGAACAAAGAAGTTTTAGAAACACTGAACAAAATTTCAACGGAAGATGGTCTTCGGACTGGGGACTTCACAATACAATTCGAATGGTAAATGCAGAAATATTTTATGAAACTGGTATCACATATGATTCATATTTGTATTCTAGTTTATATTCACCGTCTAGTGCTTTTGGATCGGATGATACTTCAGCTGTTGCAGCGTTGCGAGAATTAAATAAAAACACAATTATAGTTTCAGATAATATATCTTCTTGGTTTATTCCAAGTATAAACGAATTATCGTTTTTAGCAGATCAGTGTATGACTAATAATCTAAATAATACAATAATAAATAATGGTGGAGTGCCGTTACAGGGAGAACATTGGTCTTCTACAGGATCTTTCAATTTCAGTGGATCAACAGCAGGAGAAGGTATGTTTAATGGATCAACTGCGAGTCAGGGTTCATACGCTTGGTCTATAAATTTCAATACTCCACATAATACAATCAAAAAAGACGACAGATTAATTGACAAACAGATACGTCCTATCAGAATAGTAAGATGTGATGGTTTAAATCTAAAAAATTCCAAAAATAGATTGTGGTGGAGAATAAATACATAATGCCATACAATTTTGGAAGTTCTTCTATCAATATTGAGACAGGAATAGGTCCTATTGGCCCTGCTGGGCCTACTTCGGGTATAACAGGCCCAACAGGATCAACAGGCACTACTGGCAATACAGGAGATGGACTCACAGGAGCAACAGGCATTGGTGTAATTTCTATTGCAATTATAGGAACGACATTAGGTATAACATATGGAACTGGAAACACGCTATTTTCAATATCAAATAGTTCAATCAAAGGACCTACAGGCACTACCTATAGTAATACCACACAGTATGTTATAAAAGGAATAACTACTAATGGATTTTCTGTATTAAAAACAAAAAATCTAACAGAATTCGCTGCAAATTCTATTACTTATGGTATTTCTGGTGGAGTAGCTGTACCAAATACAGAAACTAATTTTAGATATTTAACATTCTCTGGTATTACATACACAGACACAAACATTATTACTTTAACTGGTGTTAGTGCCTCTCAGGTTACACAGGCAATACAAACAAATCAATTGATTTATATAGATAATACGAATCTATTAGCAGGAGTAACAACTTCTGTTTGGAACAATACGAATAGAACTCTAACTTATAGGCCTCCAGTGTTTGTAGAAACAAATACAGTAAACTATTGTATTACTGGAGACAACTATCGAAACACTTTAATTGGATTAACTGCAATACCAGCGACTGGTTGTAATATTTTATATAGCCTTGCAAGGCCTTTGACGCACCTTTCTTCGACTACGGGAGGATTCACTGGTGGACTATACCTAGACGGAATTTCTGGGTCTATAACAAACACTGGAGTATTTTTAGAATTTGGACAATCAACAAATGAAAATTATGGTTATACCTTTGGTCCACAATATGCTGCAGCAATAACTTATGGATCGTGTTGTCTTCCTTCTGGAAAATGTATAGAGTATTCTACTCAACAATATTGTAATACCTTTAGTGGTTCAACTTTTTCTGCTGGAATATCATGTGAAGCAAGTAAATGTGGATTTAAATCTTGTTGTTTGTACGATATAGAAACAGATGGATTTACTTGTATAAATGCACATCCATCCGAATGTGCTGCATTTCTTGGTGTTACTGGAACTAGTATGTGTGACAGTAATACTTGTATTAGTTCTAGTTTGTGTTGTATATTACCCACTACATTTACACAGAGAAGTACAAGCCTAAGTAATTCTGATTTTGAAAATCAATATGCAACAAACGGTCGATGTTGTTTTGGTGGCAAGTGCTATTATGTAAAAACAAATTCAACAAAAACAGGATATATACCGACATTAAATGAGTTGGTATTTGTTGGATATGATACTTGTGCTAGTTTTATTGGTGCGTGCTGTACCGTTGATGATTGCTATAATACAACAGCTTTAGAATGTGATGATCTACAAGGAACATTTAAAGGTGCAGGAGTAAATTGCTCAGAAGGATGTACCTCATGACATCTATATCTTCTAGTTTCATTTCATACAATACCAGTTCATTTAGAGGAAATACGGGACCCACTGGGCCTAATGGTCCTACAGGACCAACTGGACCAACAGGAAACGCCGGAGGAACACAAGCTGGATTCACAGGTCAAAATGGAATATATGTAAAATATTTAAATATATCGAGTAGTACTAATAGTTTAGGTTGTACTTTGAATTATATTCTTGGTTATTTAACCGACACTAGTACTACGTCTGCTGAAATTTCTGGAGCAGAAATATTTAGAGGATCTTTATTGTTGTCCTACGAAGGAGTATCATATCAGGGTTCATCATTAGGAGTTAATATTTGTAAAGGATTATCTTTTGATACTTCTGGTATTACAAAACAAGCAATATTTAATTTTAAAGATATAATATCATCATCTGCGGAAATATCAGTTACATCTGATTCCAATTTCATTTATATAAATGCGACTGGTGGACAATCTACATCTAGTTCTACTGATAATGGTTTAGCTTATAAAAGTGTAACAGGTATAACAACAACAAATCCGAATATAATAGGATTAGGATTTAGTTTTGATTCAAATTTTGGTATAACTTCTGGACATTATTTATATATTAATGGTCTAACTGGATCCACAAATTCAATAATTGTTGACAGAAAAATATTAACAATCACTTCAAATCCAACTACTCTACAATATTTAAATTTAAGTAACTATGGTGTTTTTCATATAAAAACTCCAATTGGATTTGCTGGATTTACAGGTATACAAGGAGTATCTGGTGCAACAGGTACTATATTATCTGCTACTTTGATATTTGATAGCGAAGATGTTTGGCATTTTCCACAAAATATATTTTTCAGAAATAAACAAAATTATTTAACACCAGGAACTACTATAATCGGTGTACATTCTTTAGATTATGGTGCTACTTGGAGAGCTGATATTTTTGGAAGAGGATATCCGACAAGTGCTGAATTGGGTGTATTCGTTTCACAATTAAATCGTTGGCCAATAAATATAATGGGTGCTAAAACCACCACAACGATTTCGGGTACAGATACAATAATTAAGTGTACCGACTATAGTACATGTCTTGGTAAAAACGTGAGTAATTTCAAACCACTACAATTATGCACTAGCGGATTAACCTATTGTTGTATAAAAGGTAAACAACAATTAGTACCAGAACACTTGTGCAAAAAATATAAAGGAAGAATGTTTAGTCGTGGGGTGACATGTTTCGATCCATGTGGCACAAACCCTGTAGGTACAACAGGATCTTGTTGTATTTCTGGTGTGTGTAATAAAAGATACACAATCTCAGAGTGTGTAAGCCGAGGTGGTGTCTTTGCAACAGGAGGAACTTGTGCATCGGTATGTTTTTCTCTACCAGTCCCAAGTACGTCAGGCCCATTAGGAGCATGCTGTCATATAAATCTTCCAGAAAACTGTTCTTATATATCACAACCAGAATGCGATGTCTTGGGTGGAGTATTTACTTCGGGAGTTTCTTGTGCTGATGTTAATTGTAGTACAATAACAAATTTCAATCCAACAATCAATACTCAAGATATTCCAGATATAACCGAGAACTCAGTTACAAAAAATATTAGACTAGATTTGGGTGGAGGTAACTTTGATTGTATAACTATAATAGGTACACCAGAGTATCTAAGTCAATTCAAGGAATGTTAATATGTCCATAGAATTCAGATCAAGAATAACATCTTCTATAGATTATAAAGAATTACTTGTTAATGGAATTTGTTGTCAAGGAATCACATTAATAGATCCATCAGACTATGGGTACGATTATAAAAGATGTTACTTAGATTATAATGGGTATTTTATACCAGGAACACTAAATATTAACGGTGTAACGTGTCCAAATGATCATATATAATTATTGACAAATACTGATATATATACTATAATAAATCATGGCGTGTGGATGTAATAAAAACAAAGGTAATGGTCCGTGTGTTGGTGAAAATTGTCCTTCTAAGAAAGAATTTACTATGAGTGATGTGCCTGAAATTCAAAAAACAAATGGTGTTCTACCTTCCGATATTTACACCAAGATGTCTCCAAAACCACAAATATCGGAATCTAAACAACCAGAATTCAAAGATCGAGAAGTAAAAGAAACATCAAGTATATCTAAAAAGATAGAAATGGCGCAAAGTTTTATTTCAGCAATTGCGTCCAGAGGCGCATCCAATAACAAGGTAAATGTGCCGTTGAAACAACTGAGAGTGTTGAGTTGTTTTGGTAATAAAGACAAAGGTGGACAATTACCTCCTTGTGAATTTTTACGAAAAAGTAAAACAGAAGGAAAGTTTTTCTGTGGTGGGTGTGGTTGCGGAGATAAACCCCTTACATGGCTTATGGGAGAGGGAGAAGAATATAGTAAATTAGACTACCCAAAACTAAACTGTCCATTACAGATGCCTGGATTTACTAATTATAAACCATCTGGTCCAGAAGAAGCAATTTCTCCTATAACTAGAAGATATTATGTGGAAAACATAAACTATAGTGATCTGGAACAAGTACAAGTTTCTATGCACGATATTCCAGAATTACCCACTGAACCTCCAAACGTATCCTAATTCATAAAATAATTTCCTTATAAATAAATAAGGAGATAATATATGGGAAACGTTAATTCTAAAGATGCTATTATTAAATATGCATTGAGAAATCTAGGATATCCAGTAATCGAAATAAACGTCGATTACGAGCAATGCCTAGATAGAGTCGATGATGCCTTAGAATTATTTGCAGAACGACATTTTGATGGTGTTGAAAAGGTGTATTTTAAACACGAAGTCACATCAGATACAATCACAAATAAAGTTATACGTACAGATACGTTATTAAATCCTAGTGGAGTTACTGGAGATGGTCCTGACGGTACAACTATTGTTAGTGTAATTAAACTGTTTCGATTTGGCGGATTTGCAAACATTGGTATGTTTGATGTTAGATATCAAATGGCCCTGACTGATTATTTCGGAATCAATCGTGGGTTGGGATCTCAGAGTGGATCGGGACTTGCCACCTACGATAGCACCAAACGATATATTAATATGATTGAACAATTCTTTGCACCCGAAAAGGCAATAAGATTCAATAAAGTATCAAATAAAATTTATATAGACGGGATTATGACAGATACAGTTGCTGGAGATTATCTAATAATAGAAGCATACGCTGCATTAAATCCTGAAGTATATACTGAAATATATGATGATCGGTTGATGAAGAAATACGTAACCGCTTTGATTAAAAAACAATGGGGATCAAACATGTCAAAGTTTGATGGAGTTCAACTTCCTGGCGGTATTACAACCAAAGGTGCACAAATATATGGAGAAGCTGTTCAAGAAATTCAAGTAATTGAGCAAGAATTAATAAGTACTCACGAAATGCCTAGTGACTTTTTTATAGGATAAGATATGGCAACAAATCCATATTTTAAAAGTTATGATTCTAAACTAGAACAGAGATTAATAAATGATCTGACTATTGAGACTATTAAAGCGATGGGTAGAGATGTAGTATATATTCCCAGAGATTATTTAATTATAGACAATTTGTTTGGAGAAGATCCAGAATCTAAGTTTACACAAGGTTATCCTATTGAAATGTATATGTTAGATACTGATAAATTTCAAGGCAATAGAGATATAATTGCAAAATTTGGAATTCAAATTACAGATAGAACAACTCTGTCTGTTTCTAGAACTAGATTTGAAAATGAAATAACATCTCATAGAAATGAAATAAAGAGGCCCAGAGAAGGTGATTTAATTTATTTTCCTTTATCTGGTAGTTTGTTTGAAATAAACTTCGTCGAAGACGAGGCACCATTTTATCAATTAGGTGGATTGACCACATATACTTTAAATGTCGAACTGTTCACCTACGAAGGAGAAAATATCGATACTGGTATTTCGGATATAGACAATGTAGAAGATTTAAGAAAATCGTATGCCATACTTGCTATTCTACCACTCAACCCAATAGCAGGATCCACTGGAAATACCATATTCGATGGTGAGCCACTATATCAAGTTCTTGGTGTTACTGGAGTTGGTGCAACTCTTAGTGCTGCAACTTCAACAGCAATTTCCTTGCAATTTATTAAGGGAACTACACAGAGTCAGTTGTATATAACAGGTATAAGTGGAACAATTTCCTATGCTGCAACACAAACTATAAAAGGTGCAGTTTCTGGTGCAGAATATTACCTTACAGGATCTTCTTCTGTTTCTAATATAGTGGCACAGAAAGATCCAAACACAGGATTGAATGTTGTTGATAATGATCAACTACAATCGACTGGAATTGATATATTTGACTTTACAGACATAGATCCTTTCAGTGAAGGCAAATACTGATGTTCAATCAAATAATAGAAGACAGTTTTAACAACACAGTCCGAAAACACGTTATTGCATTTGGATCTTTATTTAATTCCATTTATGTTCAAACTGTGCGCAGTAGTGGTGTAGAAAAAACTAGAGTTCCGTTAAGTTATGGCCCAAAAGAAAAATTCATTCAAAGAATAATATCCGAAAGTGGTATTACTGATCAGACACATCTCCAGATGTCTTTACCGAGAATGGGTTTCGAAATGGGTGGACTTCAGTATGATCCATCAAGAAGAATAAATAAATTAAAGAAAATAGAAAAAAACACAAACGGAAAAAATCTGTCCAGTTATTCCGAATCTCCCTACATTTATTCGTTTAATTTGTATATTTTTACCAGAAGTTCAGATCATAATTTTCAAATTGTTGAACAAATTGTTCCATTCTTTACACCAGACTTCACTGTAACTATGAATATGAATGAATTATTTACTAAAGTCGATGTTCCTATTGTGTTATCAAATACAACAATAAACGAAGAATATGAAGGAGAGTTTGACAATAGAAGAAGTCTCATAAGTGTTATGAATTTTACTATGAAAGGATATATTTATTCTCCAATCAAAGAAAATGATCAGGTTCCAATTGAACAAGTTAATATTGATTTCTACGACGGATCTGTTACTCCTAAGTTGTTCTTGGGAGATATAGGATATACTGGAGATGCTGCAAATTATATCACAACGGGATCTACTGGATCTATTAAATGGTCTCCAGGAAATACAGGATAATTATGAAAAAATCTGATTTAAAAATATCAAATGCACTTGGTGTTGATTTCGAAACCCTACCTTTAGTAGTAATTGACAAAGTAGATGTAACAGAAAAAAATGAAACACTTCAAGGAGATTTTGCCTCTGCTAGAAAAAATATTCACAGTCTGATAAGTACAGGAATGGATGCAATGGAAGGTATAGTTAAGGTTGCAACAGAAAGTGATTCTCCTAGAGCATATGAAGTTCTTACTAATATGATGAAAACCCTAAGTGAAATGAATAAAGATCTGATTGATATACACGATAAATTAACAGATGCAGAATCTAAAAAAGTAACAATCAAAAATACCACAAACAATTCAATCTATGTTGGATCTACTTCTGAGTTACAAAACTTAATTAATCGAGAACGCAGTCCTTTAAAAGAAATGGAAGATTAAAATGGGAAGAAATGCTGGATATTTAGGAAATCCAAATTTAAAACCAGAAGGTCAGACTGTAAACTTTACAAAAGAACAGATAGAAGAATATATCAAATGTGCAAAAGATCCAGTATATTTTATTCAGAAATATATTAAAGTTGTTTCGTTGGATAAGGGTCTTGTGCCTTTTCATCTTT